TCGTGCCCCTTGGACTATCTCTCGTTTTGATGTAGACAAGAAGACTGGTGACGTGAAAGGTATATACCAAGATGGTACAGGGTTTAACAACACTAATTACATACCTTCAAGAAAGAGCCTTTATTACAGAACGACTTCGATTAACGGAGACCCTTCTGGTCGTTCTATACTTAGGAACGCTTATACTTCTTATGAATATCTTAACAACCTACAATCTATAGAGGCTATAGCGGTTGAGAGGGAACTTGCTGGTATTCCTGTTGCTCGCATTCCTGCTGAGTACTTGTCAGGTGATGCCACAGCGTCCCAATCTAGTTTTGTCAGTAACTTGCAATCTATCCTCAGGGATGTTAAGTTCAATGAGCAAGGTTATATCATCTTGCCGTCCGACACTTACCCCGATAAGGATGGGAGTCCCACCAACCAAAGATTAGTTGACGTAGAGCTTATGTCGTCTAATGGTAGTCGCAACATAGACATTGACCCTATTGTTCGTCGTTACCAACATGACATCGCTCGTTCTGTCCTATCTGAGTTCTTGATGCTTGGTTCACAAGGTGGTTCTTATGCTCTATCTAAATCCAAGACTGACTTATTTCTACGGGCCTTAGAGAGTTACATTCAAGCTATTGTCGATGTCCTCAACAAGCAGCTAGTAGAGCGCCTTTGGGAGCTTAACGGTTTAAGTGTAGATGTTATGCCAGTTATTGTCGCTGGTGATGTTGCCCCACATGATCTTCGTGAACTCGCTGGGTTCTTGCGTAATCTTAATGGTGCAGACATTAACGTAAGTGACCACCCTGAGGTTATTGAGAACCTTATGGATATAGCTGAAATTAACTATGATCCAGACTCCGCTCCTGAGCCTGAGCCACAAGTTACCCCTGAACCTAAAGAGCCTACAGAAACAGAGAAGCTAGAGAAAGAGTTACTTGAGGCTTCTATACAGGTACTAAAGAATGAAGCCCGTTGATCTAGCTATAGTCAAGGCACTTCTAAACCGTTCTATATCTGAAGCTAAAGAGAGTGATGGGGGTGTAGATGGCAAGAGAGGGCCTAGAGGAGCCGCAGGAGAGCGCGGAGAGGTAGGCAAGCAGGGTGAGGTAGGGAAAGCAGGTAAGGACGGTGTAGACGGCTTAGATGGCCTCCACGGTAAAGAGGGCCTAGATGGTAAAGATGGCAGAGACGGTCAGGATGGAAAAGACGGTCGAGATGGTCTTGTAGGAAAAGCTGGCTCTGATGGCCTTAATGGTCGTGATGGATCAAACGGAAAAGACGGTGTTGACGGCAAAGATGGTCGCGGTATTAAGTCCGTAAAAGTCAACAACGAAAATATGCTAGTAGTCACCTATGATGATGGTGACATGACTATAGCTGGCAAAGTTTCAGTTACAAGGGAGACTACTACAGTAGGTGGTGGATTACCCTTAGGTAGCTTCGGTATAACTGGAACTAAGACGAATGATTCAGGCGAGCTAGTTATCGTAGGAACTTACGGTAAGGAGTTCAACACAGGTTTCACTTCCCCCACCCCTGCCTTACGAAACCCTACCTTTACTTACACAGATGGTACTTTAACCTCCATAGCCTACTCAGGTGATGCCACTAAGGTTCTGAGCTATAATCTGGATGGTAGCCTCAACACCTTGGTTAAAACCGTTGATGGTACAACTACAACTAAAACTATGGCGTACAATGCCGATGGCACTTTAGCTTCTATAACGGAAACGTAATCAATCAATGGCCGCAACTATAACTAGCACAAGCGAACGCATAACCATAAGTGGTACGTACAAAGCGTTCACAGGTGGCTCAGGTAACACCACCACGGTTATTCAGTTTTCCTCTGGTGACGCTCCTGCGACGGGTGACGCTGGGCGGTTTTTGCTATGGCAGAACACTGCGGATACCGGCGCATGGGAAGTGCGGTTTATTGAAAGTGCCACGTCAACCACTGTGACCGTTACGGACGGTGGCTTTAGTTCTGCTCCGGGTGCAGGAGAGGATTTTGTAATATCTTCAAACCTTGATGACATAAACTCTGCTACTGCTGGTTCAGTTATGCGGTCGCAAGGCAACAGTTACCAAATGCGTGACCGTGATTTTGAGCTTGCTTCTGGTGCATTTTTAGCAGATGTAAACGCTTCACTTAGCACAAAATCAACGCAAACAGGTTCAGGTTTCATCAGCACTTATCCAGTGGCAAACGGCTGCGTTTTGCAGTTTGGGCGGTTGGTAGGTGGGGAAGCTAACGATAGCACCGAGACAATCGGCGGTTGCCAGATCATTTTTGAAGTTGTCAATAATACGTTAATGTTCACAAGCCAGAATGCAGAAAATACCGCTGGTCCTGTGCTGAATTTCTACGGGTGTTTGATCGAAAGCATTGCAAACAGTTTCAGCCCGTTTATTCGCGCACCCGGAGCCATGAGAATTATCGGTTGCGTTGCTGATGGTCCAATGGGGGGCCGATTGTACAACTCGGCGTCAGAGCTTGTGGATACGCGGTTTAGTGGAAACCTATCCGGCGGCATTGCGTGGTCTCTTGGCGGTTCTTTTACCCGACCAATTTCAAATGCGTTTTTCTTCCAAGGAAACACAGCGGTTAAGGCTTTTGGTGATTTTTCAGGTACGTTTAGCGACACAACATTTGCAAGCTCTTTGACCAACATTATTGACGCGGGTAGCGCATCTTCAGGTTTGCTGTTTTCTTTCATCGACTGCACGACGTTTGCAGATGGCGACATAACGGCAAATAATGGTCAATATGAACAGCTAAAATCCATCAACTACACTGTGACGGACGCTAGTGGCACAGGCTTGTCGGGCGTTAAGGTAGCTGTTTATGATACGGTCGGAGATGTTCAAGGTGGCGGCGTCCAGACAAGTGCAAGTGGTGCGGTTTCGCAAATTAACGCAAGGTTTTTTCGTAAGGACCACGGTGCAACGGCGGTCAGTAAATCGCCCTTTGACATTCGCATCCGCAAATATGGCTATACGTATTTAGGCTTTCAGAGTTCTGTTGCCGAGCCGGTCAAGCAGGAAGTGCGCCTTGCGGTAAATTCTTTGCTTGTTTCAACAGAAGTGCAAGCGGCGGCCATTACGGGCATAAGCCTAAATTTTGCGACAAGCACTGCAACGATCACATCTAACCACGATACCCAAAACCTTTATGACTATTACCAATATCAATTAACCCAAACTTCGAACATGGTTTATGGTGAAGATTTGACTAGGGCAGGATCTTCCTTTGATATGGCGGATTGGGATGTCGTTGTTGACGGCTGCACATATACCGGTGACATGACAACAACGGGAACAATTACTCTTGCAAATGGCGCTGTATTTAACGGCGAGCGCACAGACTCAAGTGGGACCATACTTGCGCCGCGCAATATATCAGTGACGGGTATTGTTGCTGGATCTCGCTTGCGGATTTATAACACAACCACATCGACCGAAGTCTATAACGCAATCGTTTCGGGCACGAGCTACACCGCCACTTACGCAGAAGGTACAGGTTATTCTGAAAACGATGTTTTGGAAGTGCGTGTTTCGGAAATATCCAAGCTAGAATTTTCGTCTTCTGTTGTTGCATCAGCAACAGGTTGGTCGTTGCTTGTCAGTCAGGAAACCAATTCAACATATGCGAGCTATGGGGTTGATGGGTCAACGGTGACAGGCATCACATGGGATAGCGGAAACATGGAGTTTGACTTTAATGACCCTGACAACACCCTACAAGGTGGCGATATTGCTGCTTGGTACTTCTATTTCATCACAACCTCAACAGGTATTTCTGAGGCGTTCGGCGCGATAAGCTGGCCGCAAATCAATCGAATTTCAAACAGGACTGCAACGCGTGCAATCACATTTGACAACACGAAAGCCGACGCGTTGAAAATCACCGGCGCGTGGGTTGATCGCGATGACGGGACAACAATTATTGCAAGTGGGTCTAATTCAATTCAAATTGACCCTCCTGCGGTCTTTGTAAAGGAAACTGGTACAAGCGGCCTTACACCTGCGGAAAGCGCAAAACTTGATTTGATTTCAACCGTAGACGGTAAAGTAGACACCATAGATACCGTTGTAGATACGATTAGCGCCGATGTCACCACGATAGAAACTAAAGTAGATGCTGTAGATGCGGTTGTAGATAGTACGTCAGCTACTGTTACCTCTATAGATACAAAAGTAGATACTATAGATACGGTTGTAGACAGTGTTAAGTTGAACACAGGTCTAATACCAGCACTACTATAATAATAACAAGAGAGTCAAATGTCAGATGTTGTCGGTTTGGAAGAAATAGTAAATCGCATAGGTCGCTTAGAGGAAGAAGTGGACGAGTTAAGACAAGATAAGAAAGAGATACAGGCTACCCTCCATAACATAGACAAAACCCTAATCAAGTTAAATTTAGCTATAGAGGGGTTACTCGAAAGAGAGGGTGGTCGGAAAGATTTCTTGAATAAGGTCTATATGTTTATCATTGGGTCTTTTGTCGCTGCTCTGATTACTTTTATTTCACGTGGTGGTTTAGATATATGAAGTGGGCACAACCTTTAGTGTTAGGGATTCTCGTCGTCCTAACCTCCTTCACTTTGTACTTTTCTTCTATGGATGAGCGCACAAGAACGTCAAGACGTAATTCCTGTTGGGCACCTCACAAGTCAACCTCTGACCCACAGTAACGGAGATATTACTATGAGTGATGATTTCAATGAAGACTTTATAGAGTTAGAGAAAAAAGATCAACCCTTAAATAAACCTTTCAGACTACCCTCTGGGTCAAGCAAAAAGTTTGGGGTTTATGTAAAGGATGGAGACAAGAGAAAGAAAGTTACCTTTGGTGATCCCAACATGGAAATCCGTAGGGACGACCCTAAGGCTAGGGCGAATTTTAGGTCTAGGCACTCTTGTGATACAGCAACAGATAAGACTTCAGCACGTTATTGGTCTTGTCGTATGTGGAGTGGAAGTAGCGTGTCTTCATTAACGAAAACAGTAGAGGGTCAAATCCTTAAGGCCGACGAAGAACAACGTATGGTCTATGGGTGGGCTTCAGTAGTCACTGAGAAGGGCGAACCCGTAGTTGACCGTCAAGGTGATGTAATAGAACCAGACACACTTGTTAAGGCCGTTAATGGCTTTATGGAGCATGTCCGTGTCGGTAAAGAAATGCACAAAGGGGATCAGATTGGAGCAGTTATCCACTCTATGCCTATCACTAAAGAGATTGGTGAGTCCCTTGGCATTCAGAGTGACCGTGAGGGCTGGATTGTAGCTTTCAAAGTTTATAACGATGACGTTTGGGCTAAGGTCAAATCTGGTGAACTCGCTGCCTTTAGTATTGGCGGCAAAGCAATCAAGGAGGACTATAGTGCCTAACCTTTTGAAACAGCTTGAACTGGAAGAATTGTCTTTAGTGGATCGTCCCGCGAATGCTCAGGCAATGGTCTCCTTGTTTAAGCGAGATAACTCCGATGGAGAAGAAATGACAAAAGAAACAACAGAGAAGATGTCCGATGACATGAAAGCAAAACTCAAGCCTTACTTGGATAAGGGAATGTCTGAGGAAGAAGCTGCTAAGATGTATGCAGAGGACATGAAGAAAGCTGAAGAGCTTGAGACCCTCAAGAGTGAGAACGAGCGTCTTCGCAAGTCTCTTATTGATAATGGTTACGTCATTAAAGCTGACGCAATCGAAAAGAAAGCTGAACCTGAGTATGTAGAGTATGATGGTGAGCAAATCAACAAAGCTGATATTCCTGCGCCTATCCTTAAGGCTCTTGAAGAAGCAGAAGTTGCTAAGGCAGATGCGGAACTCACTAAACGTGCAGAAGAAGCTCTACCACACTTTAGCGTAGATGTAGCTAAGTCTTTGGTTGCTAAGTTCGCTGAGGAAGAAACAATCATGGAAGCTCTTAAGGCTGCGGATGTAGTATTTGGAGAGTCTATGGAGGAGGTCGGAAAGTCTGATGCTGATGGTGAGTTCACTACAGCTAACGATAAGCTTGAAGCCCTTATTAAGTCCTACATGGATGAAAACAATCTTAAAAAGAGCCAACATGCTGTAGCTTATGCTGCGGTTGCTAAAACCGATGAAGGTAAGGCTCTTATCAACAAATCCTATAAAGGAGAATAAACATGGCTGTAATGCAGTCCCGTGATACACGGACATTTATTGCTGGCGAAGACCTCTCAGCAAAACAATTCAAGTTCGTTACTTTAGAGAGTGACGGTCAAGTAGACGTTGCAGACTCTGCTGGTGAAAATTGCATTGGTGTTCTTTTGAACAACCCTACTTCTGGTACTGCTGCTACAGTAGTTATCTCAGGTAAGGTTATGGTAGAATCTGGTGGAACTATTGCTGCTGGTGCTGCTGTTCAAGCCGATGCAGATGGTAATGCTCTTACTGCTGCCTCAGGTGATGTTGTTATGGGTTATGCTTTGGAATCAGCGGTTGACGGTCAGATTATGGCTATCGAACTGATCCAAGGCGGTAACGTCGTAGCTTAACCCGCAAGAAAGGAATAATAAATGCCCTTGCTAACCCCATCCGCAGTGCATATTGATACACCGTTGACTAACCTCACGCTGGCTTATGCACAAACACAAGAGAACTTTATCGCTGATAAGGTTTTCCCAACTGTCGGTGTTTCTAAACAATCTGACAAATTCTACATCTATGATCGTGCGAACATGAATCGCACTGGTGATGTAGC